TTAGTATGAACCACCATCTAATATCATTCCATAACCCAAATATTCTTCTGGTGTATCAGTATTCCCACGGATTCCCGTATCGGTTTCGATATAACCCGATACAATTAGATTTCCAGTAATATATAGGTTTCCACCAGAAGCGGTTATAGAAGAAACTCCACTTAAATTCGGTGAAGTTCCTGTAAAATTTACGGTATTTGCTAGTATATTGAGAGTATTTGTTGATGTAGTAAAAATTGCCGGATCTAATCTTATAGTATTTCCGGTTATGTCGATACCAGCACCGGCTGTGTAAGTTGTACCTCCACCACTAGCCAATCCATCAATAAGTAATGCATTTCCATCGGTCGAATTATCGCCAATATAAATCTTTTTGTCCGGGATATTGATTGCCAATTCACCAAGTTCCAGATTTTCCGGAGTGTTACCTGGAGTTAATGATCTTTTAATTTTAATTTTTACATCGGACATTAAAAATTACCACCATCTAATTTTGCGTAATAAATGTTACTAACTTTTAAACTATCCAAGCGACCTTTAGAATTTAATGATAATAATGAATTTGGTTTCGAAACACCAAGTGGGGTTTGTAATAAACCTTGTATAGTTTCTAAAGTTGGTGTTGCTACTGGTGGCGAATGCGTTGGTGGATTATATTTTTCCGCCGTTGGTCTTCTGCCAGTTGTATCAAAAATGTATATGTCTCTTGGATTTATTGGCATTATGGTACTAAAATTGTTGTTGTTTTGACTACATATTTTTTTATTACAATTCTATTTATCGTGCCTCTTTTATGATTTACTTTATTTCTTTGTGTCTCTGTTATTATTAGTTTATTCATGCTGCCTCCACTACAAATTTACCCTTTAATAACATAGTTTCAACTCCATTTAAACGTCTTACTAAAGTATAAAAATAATTAGTAGGTTGCATTTGATCCATTGTCTCTGCACTAATATTTAACGTGGCTATTCCACTAGAAACAGATATTGTTCCATAACCTGATTCAGAAGTAGGAAATGGCAATATACCCTCTACAACCGTATTGTCAGAATGAATTTCAAAAAACGTATCATAGGGTAACACAGACTTTTTAACATAAAAAGACAACACACCTTGTCCTAAATTTATTTGCGTGTCATCGTTTTGTGTATATTCAAATTCTACACTATAGTCCACACCAAATTCTGCATGAAGATCGTATATGCCTGCATCCATTATTTCTTACCTTTTCCTATGTGATATTTTGGACAGAGTTCCCATTCATTTTTTTCTTTATGTGGAATAATTTTTATTTGATTAATTGGTGTAAGAATACTATTTACTTTATCCTTATCAACAACTGTAAGCAAATTCCACTCTTCCAGTAATTTAGCAATTGTATTTCTTCTTCCTAAATCAGTTTCATCCATATTTGAAGACAACCCATCTAGCAAGAATAACTCTTTAAAATGAACTATGTAATATTTGCCCCGTTTATGCAAAATATGACAAGATTGGTATAACTTTTTTTCTTTCTTAGAAGACACGCCAATTCTAGTCAATGTTTCTTTAATTTTTAAAAAAGACTCGGAATCTTTCAATTCCACTTCTAGCAACTCTATCAATTCAATACTTTTCTTTTCCATAATAACCATCCATATTAGTAAAAACTCTCCTAATATGTATAATTATTACTTTCTAGTCCCGCCAGTAAGGGTTTTAATGTATTGTATTTGTTCCTTCGTTAGTATTGGCAAAACCTCTAATGCTTTCTTTGTAGAAAATCCATAGTGCTGTTTTACCAAATCCAAGTCATTATTGTTATTCTTTTTATCCCATTTTGAAAATCTACGGCGTTTTCTAACTACCAACCTCAAATAATCATATTGTAATTTTTTGGGTAAAAAGTGTTTACAATTCATTTCATTTGCATGAAATAATGTGTCTGGAAAATAAGACAAAGATCGGTTTATGACAAAAGGAACATATTCTTTCTCCATAAACGGATCTTCTATCAAATTTTGTTTTGTGAAATTTATAGAATTAAGCCAATCGCTTAAGTTCATTTGAAATTACACTCCATCATTAATTGAACTATACAAGCGGTCATGTTGATTTCCTGATCCGCAACAAATGCAGACTTGTATTGATATTCTGAAATAATCAAAACAAAAGCAGGAATGCTTTCAGATTCCATCATTTCTTGCAATCCATCATACAACTTCCGGAATACTTGTGATTGATCGTTATCTAGATTTGCAACAACCCACTTACGAACCGCAGGAAAGTTTTTCTTCTTCATTGCTTCTGCCAATTCGTCAATGTTTAGATCGCCAACTTCCTTGAGAATACCAATATCAATCTCACCAGAAACAGAATATCTCTGCAACTCATTCAAAAGTCTGCGTAGATCTGGTGTGTGGCGCATGATGAGTTTGACAAGAACTTTCTCATCATACTTTACTTTTTCCTTGTCCAAGATAAACTTGACACGATCCAAAATAAACGGACCAAGTTTCATCTTGTCTTTCGGAGTAAATTTAAAATCAATACAAGTGCAACGAGAATGCAGAGGTTCAATCACCCGATTCTTGAAGTTACAAGTCAGGATAAAACGACAATTATCTGCAAACTCTTCAATAAAGCCACGCAAAGCAGGCTGCGTAGACTGGGGATTTGAGTAATCAAACTCGTCTAGAATAACCGCTTTGCGGTTTCCAGTTAAAGATACGGTGCTTGCAAAGTTTCGGATCTTTGTACGCAGAGTATCAATATTACCATCTTCCGAGCAGTTGATGATGATCCATTCCATGTCCAATTCATTGCAGAGAGCCTTGGCAACGGTTGTTTTGCCACAACCCGGCCCACCAGAAAGGAGAAGGTTCTGGAGTTCTCCAGAACCAACCATTTCCTTAAAAGTTTTCTTTAAACTGTCGGGAAGAACACAATCGTCAATTTTTTGTGGACGATACTTTTCAACCCAAAGGAAAGTGTCATTTATTTGCATAAATTATCCATTGTATTTTGAATCTGGTTCGAGAGCAATCCAATATGAAAGATCCAAATTTGTATGAGTAAACTTACTAACAATCTTCTCAGTGATTTCTACATTATAATCACCATTAATTAGTTTTAGGTTTTCTACTTTGAAGTAGAACTCAAAATCAACATCAGTTTCACCGACATCAACTGAATAACTGTTTGAAGTTGCATCGTTCTTATCTAGAGCAACTAATTCAATTCTACCATCATTAGAGCGAACTGCAATGTCTGGAAGTTGTAGAACGGATGCGGCTTTTTGAAGTTCTGTGAAGTTCTTTTGAGTCAACTTAAAACTAACAACAGAAGATGGCATTTGAATCTTCTTGGTTGGTGTAGTCAACAGTTTTGGTTCGCAGTAAAAATACTTGACAGAAGAACCATTTGAGCCAGAAATAGTTACATACTTATCATGAAATTCAAACTCAGGATCTTCAAAAAGACTAATAGTACCAAGAAACTTATTAAGATCCCACACACCAAATTGTACATCAAAAGTTTCTTCTACGGTTGCTTCAGCAAGAACATTCTTGACTGGTGAAATTGTAGTAATATTACTACCCGGATTTACTAAAATATTTGAATTAATAGAAGCAAAGTTCTTTAAAATTTCCAAAGTTTTCTTAGACAGTTTGATTGTTGTTGCTGTGCTCATTATTTACCTCTTCTGTTGTTTCGTAATTTTCACCCGACGACATTTCTTTAATATATTCAACACTTGTCATATTTTCAATGATAACTTTTCTAGGATTTCTTACCTCTTCAGCATCTTCGATTGATGGTCTATAAGGTTGGAAACCAGGCATAGTTAAAGGACACCACACCTTTGGGTAATCTAGTTTACCATAATTTTCTTTACCATCAACTGTTATATCTGTCAATTGTGTTGCAGTTTTGTCTCCACAACCACAAGCATTACAAAAAAAAGAACCATCATGTTTTGCACTCGGTTTTCTCTGAGAACATGGTCGCAAATCACCACCATCACCATGACAACTTAACATTCTTAATTCTTTTGTTTTTGGACTTACCTTTTTATTATTAAGTCCTCTGGATGCAACAGACTTTGCTAAAGATTTTGCTTTTTGAAGAATATTTTTTTGTTCTATTGTTTTTGTTTCATTATTAATTTCTTCACTCATAGTAAATACTCCACTCAAAAATCTTGAATGTCATTCATTAAATTCTTTAATCCCTTATCCACGAAGTAATTAAAAATCTTACTCCGATCCGCACTAACAGGTTTGTTGTATTCCGCTAAAATTGCCTGTTCGTACTCATTAGGTATATATGATAGATCTACTAACATTTGATTACGATTCCAATTAGATTCATATTCATCTGGAATTTTACCATTAGAAGACCATGTGTCAAGTTTTTTTGCTGAAAGCGGCTTTTGACGCTTACCATCTACAGCAA